CCCTGTGGCGTCGAAATCGTACCGAGTGCCATGACCAAGGGAGCCTTCTTCTTCTCTGCCAGAAACTGTTCGTCACCCGGACGACGCATTCTCTCGCTATGTACATCTACCTTGCTGGCAAGGTTGGCCCGGAGAATCAACTCCCTACCCGGCGCACGCTGGCCACCGCTGTGGTGTTTCTCCATGTGCCCAAAGTCCATGCCCTCCACGGCACCAAGCACCTTTTTCAAAATCTCGTTATGATCCTGCATCATTCCACCGCCTTCTTCTCTCGCATGATCTCAAGTTCAAGCTGCTGCTTCTCCTTCTCAATCTCCAGGCTATCCTGCTTGAGTTGAACGTCTAGTTGCTTGCCCTGCATGTCCAACTGCTTGCCCTGCAACTCCATCTGCTTAAGCTGCATCTCAACCTGCTGCTTCTGCTGCTCCGCCTGGGCCTGAGCCTGCATCTGCTGCTCCTGAGCCTGCTGTTGCTGCTGCATTTGCTGCTCCTGAGCCTGTTGCTGTTGCTGCTGTTGCTGCTGTTGCTGCTGCTGCTGTTCCTCCGGCCCCGGACCCGGCTCCTCAGCAACCATGTAGCGGGCAGGATCAAGGTCGTTCGCCTTGGCCCAATCATCAATCAGAGCGTTGTATGGCCCTGGATTCCCCTGTGCCGCAAACTGCTGCAACTGGGGCATAGCAATCTGTGCGAACTCGTTAAGCTGACGTACCCGGTTGACCTTGTTCGGCTTGCGAGCCGTTCCGGCTTCCACACGATAGTCGTAGTCCCGTACCGTCTTCTCGAAACGCTGAGACTTGATCTGCTTTGTCCAGATGTACGCCGCAGATGCCCCCAATATCGGCCGCACGTCGTCAGCAGATAAAGACCACTCAGCAGCCTCCATCTCTTTCATCGCACACGTACTCAGCCAGTCCTCTACCTGACTGGACATATCATCCGGCCTGATAGACACGTTCTGGTTGCGAATTTCAGCCTCCGCTGCACTGCGAATCTGCGTTGGGCCAGATAAGCCGTAAATCAACTCCGTCAGACCCGTCCGCTTGTCAATCAGATCGAGTACCTGACTCACCATTGTCCAGATGTCAGAGTTGAACTGCGGGGCATCCAAGAACGAAACAACATCCTGCACGCTACGACCAAACAACTCAGATATCTCGATGTGAGTGTAGGGGCCAAGACCGGACTTGATCTGATCCTGAATCTCTGCCCCCGCTGCCTTGGCTATCGCTATGTAAGTCGTGCTGGACGCCGCAACCTTGTCAGCCAGGAAACTCATGCACCAGTTGACAAAACGTAACTCGCCAATGGCAGGCTTAATCAATGAGATAGGCCAGATTTCCTTCGGCTTATCGTGGAAGGTGAGCTTGCTGAAAGGCCAGCCCCCGTCTGTCCAGAAAGGAATCGGCCACTGAACCTGCATGAACACTTCCTCAAAGCTCTTGTTCTTCAAGTCCTCTGAGGGGAGATTCAATGGGAAAGGCACGTCGCGACTGATAGCCAGGTAGTTGAAATCACCAAACTGGCCCCAGTTGTACTTCGACTTCTTCTCGGCAGAACGAAGACGGTCACCAAAGCCGCACTTGGTATACACCTCCCAGTATTCCAGAAGATCGAAGGTCTTACTGTCCCGCTTCTCACTGGACGTTTTTCCGCCCTTCGACTTGTACATCCCCTGAGTACCCAGCGACTCCATGTTCCCAGTAAGCTCCCCTTTCAGGTTGAACTTCTTGTCTACAAGCCATGTCGGATGAACGACCCGGCGGGCAATCCACTGGATGTCTTCCCAATACTGAGCATCGGGATCTATAACAAGATCATCAACAGAAAGGTAATGACTCTTGGGATGCCGGATCTCAGAACCCTTGGGCTGGTACATCTCTGTCCAGAGAAGGCCCATCCCCTTGATAATCGCCTCGTTGATCGCACGACGACACTGAGTTTTCTTGTCAGCCTCTTGCTGCAACCAGTTCAGGTAATGCTCCTTGATCGAAGCGTGGGTTCGCTTGATCTCAGAGATAAACTTCTGCTGAGTCTGGAAGTGCGTATAGTGCTGCTGCTGCTGGGGGTCTTCCGGGTTAATCCCCAAAGCCTCCGGTGAAACTTCCGGCCCAAAACGGGGAGTCACCTGCAAGGTTGGATTGCGGTGATATAAGACCGGCCCAAATAACGCCACGGCCTCAAACACGCGATTCACCGTCATGCGAAAGGTGGGCGCAGCCCCCTGGGATTCCTTGTCAAGGAAGCCGCCGGGAGCTTTGGCGTATTCACCCTTCCACATCCAATCATGCGGGCCATCGAAGAACTTCATGCACTCATCGGCGTACTTGCCGAAGCGGTCATGCTTGTGCTTCTTGGCGTCTTTTATCTTCTCTAACCACAAATCCACAATAGGAGCAGTAGGGTGAGAAGATTTATCCCATTTAGGCATTTACCTCTTGCTCCTGCGGTTGGTTCTCGTATTCAGCAACCTTGATCTCAAGCCATTGTCGCTTGGGATTACCTTTGAACTCAATCCCCAGTTCGATTGCCCTTGATCGCAGGCTGGAGTACGGCTCCTCAATCGTTTCCGGGGCAGGAGGGCTGGTAGACTCGCGGCCCTCTAGCCGGTCAAGCCTAATCTCAATCCCCTGTCTCTCAACAAGCTCCGCCTTGTGAAACTCCGTGAAGTCCCATGCGCCTGCCTCACGGTGATCCACATTGAGCTTGAGCTTGGGATCATCTATATGGCGAACAGATTCAAAGTGCCCGCCGTCTGCCGTTCGCACCACCACGTTCCTTCCAGAACGCGATATGCGAATGATAAAGCCAACCCGCACATCCGAACCCTCAAGCATACCCGTGGGGTAGTAGGTGACCGGCGTGCCGACGACAACCTCCGGCATAACAAAGTTATGAAGTTCTTCATTCGTAGGATCATCCATCTCTCATTCTCCAGTGGGTCCAAGGTTAATATAGGAGCGGTGACCACCACCCCTAAGACTAGAATTCATACGACGCTGCTTCGTTCTCTGATTCCGTTCCTTGATGATCCTTGTCACAATCGTATCCCTGACCACCTTGTAGGGAGGCTGGATATAATTCATTCCATGAGCCGCCGCATATTCGCACGTTTCAATTGCGTGGCAATTTCCCCGCCTCATCCCCTCGTCTGTGACAAATCCATTCATTACCTTCTTCTTGAAACGGAAAAACTCCCGTACAAGATTCGGGCACGTTTCCATGACAACCAACATCTTGGTCGTACCACTAGCCCCTACATGGAGCAAATCTCTGAGCTTCATCTCCCGGCCAGTGATGTCGTCACTGCCAGGATAAAACCCGCTGCCTGTCTCCACGCTCCTCACACCCCTTTTTTCCAGTTCCCGTGTGTACTGAATTCTCGGTAAAACACCGCTCGCTATTTCCCTGATCCGGCCCCCGTGTGCATCAATTATAAACGACTGGAATATATGATCCTGTGTTTTTCGCATCACTGCTTCTGCGAAAATCTCCGCCGTACACTGTTGTAAGTAAAGCTCATCATAGCACACTACATGATCCCCCAAAGCAGGGGGTGGAGTAGCCCAGAATGTTGCTGCACAAACACTGTGCCCTGGATCTACCACCATATACCTGCACCAGTCTTTCGGTGGCTCTCCTTTGGCTTCTGTGAGTATTTTCTGAACCTCTGTGCGTGGTTCTTCGCGTCTGATAGCCCGGTGGAGATCCTTTGAGAAGGTGGGGTACATGAGGACGCTATCTGTGACCATCTCCCCAAGGGCACGCTTGCGGTATTCGTCTTCGCCCCGTTTTCGCCACCGTTTGATGTTCTCCTCTTTAACCTGCTTCGGCATGAACGGGTTGTCGAAGATCGTTGCCCGGATAACGACCGTCGAGGCGTCCTCCAGCTTCTCCTCGTCCTCCGCTCGCTCGCAGAGGTTCACCAGGGCATCGTTTTTGGCGTGAGGAAGTGCTGACCACCTTAGCTTTCCCTCCCGCATGGAAAGGCGGGCAATCATTTCGTCGTACCATTCGGGTCGCTCAAGGTCTTCGTCAACATGCACTATGTCGGCCTGAAAACCGGCTGCCGGTTCACCCTTGCTGCCCATCGCGTAAATCGTCCACCCATTATGCAATTCGCAAACCTCAAATACATGCTGCGCCCGCTTCTTCCATGCAAACCGCTTCACATATCGAGGCGGGATCAATGGCGGGGCTGGCTTGGCCTTGTCTTTACTTGCCCAGTCGCTTTCAACCCACGGCTTCCACGCCCGGAAGAACCCCGTCTCCTCGTCCCTGATAATCTTAAATGCACCGGCCCGGAACAGGTACTTGTGAATCACCCTGCCGATATGGCCCTCGTCCATGCCCAAACACACCATCACCCCGTTCTCCTTGGGGTACTTGTTGTAAGGGTCTTGGCCTGTGGCCGCCCTTGCGTCTTCAACAAACGCACAGAGCGACTTGCCCACCTGGTTTCCAGCCTGTATGAGGACTTCCTTGGCATTGCTGGCGTGAAAAGCCTCCTGAAATGGCAGGGGCTCGTAGAGTCGGAGCGATTCGATGCGACGGCGAGAGCGTTCTGCATAAAGCAAACGCATCTCACGCTTCTGCTGCTCGGTTACTTCGGGCCTGTAAGAATCAGGAACCTCAGCCGCCTCAAGAGGCCATTGTTTCTCCGCCATTTACCCTAGAATCCTCCATTCCAACATTCTTTGATCCATCAATAGGGTTGAACATAAGCAAAGCCTTAGCGGTAGCGTTGATTTCGCTTTCCAGTTCCTCGTCGGTAATTCCGTCTAGGCTCTTTTCAGCAGCACCGGATTCGCTCACCTTAACGCCAAGGCTGATAATCGTGTTAATCTGCTTCCCTCTCGCCGCACTACCCGGCTTGGTGCTGAGATAGTTGGCGAGGAAGTGCTGTGCGAAGCCCATTGGCCCGCCAAACACCTCCATAATCCGCTGATATGTCTCGGCCATGTGGGGAATATTACTTCCCCCCGTGACGAGCGTATCAAGCAGCTTGATTCCCCGTTCTTCCAGCTTTTGGATGCGATCATCAATCACATCGTTTTCTTTCCGCTTCTTCTCATCCAAGCGGCACATCTTGCAGACGGTCTTGAAACCGTCCGCCTTACTGACATCCCGATGGAAATACTCATCGGTCAGCGGGAAATCACCGCAGCATTGGCTACATCCTCTGGTTTCCATTTATCACCTCGCACCCGGAGAACGGCGACTACGGCCCCTCTGAATAGGCGGCCTTGCGCCCGGAGGAGGGCGTCTCGTCCCCCTCTGAATAGGCGGCCTTGCGCCCGGAGTCTTCCGCTGTGCCGGAGCCTGTGAAGGCTTAGCGGGAAAACCCGGAGGAGGCTTTGGCCCACTAGGCATACCGCCGCCAGGAGTAGGCATACCACCCATCGGGGGGGGCATTCCACCCATCGGAGGCCCGCCGCCCATTGGAGGCATACCACCCATTGGAGGCCCACCGCCCATCGGGGGCATTCCGGGGAAGCCTGCACCACCGCCCATTGAAGGCATTCCGCCCATCGGGGGGGGCTGCTGTGGACCCACAAACCCTGGCAACATGCCGGGAGCATTAACCGGAGTTTGCACAGGAGGTGCAGCCGGGGGTTGTACCGGAGGCAGCATCGGAGGCTGTACCGCTTGCAGCATCGGAGGCTCGGCAGGTCCGGGCATCATCCCCGTAGTCGGGGCAGGAGCCGGAGCAGCAAGTCCGGGCATCATCCCCGTAGTCGGGGTAGGAGCAGCAATAGGAGCTACTGCTGGCTGTTGCTGGTCACCACCAGAACCCTTCTTACGCCACAGATCCGAAACTTCGACCCCCTTGCTCCCATCAGGATTTCTCTTATACCCCTGCTCATTGCCAGAGTCACCGAGTTCCTCCCATATCACCCCCCCATCCTCGCCACCTGCGGAGGGCGCTACCGAAGCTCCACCGCCGGGCAT